TCTTGGCTGGAAACGGAAGGGAGAACCAGCCAAGAGATTTACTAAACGGGCTTTGCTCCTAATTGACCAAGCAAGGCCATAATCTCTGGTGAGAGATTGTTCGGGTCAACTGGCGCTGCCGCAGGCGCAGGCGCTGCCGCTGGCTTTGCTGGCGCAGAGCCAAGGTAGGCATTTGCCTTTGCGATTGCTGCTGCATCACCTGTGGCATCAATGAGAATCCACGGTGCCGATTTGCCAGGCTTTGCTGTCCCCTGACCGATGCGTGCCAGAACCTTCTGGCCAGTCTTGCTCTTGAGAGCATTGCGAAGAGCGACATTGAACCAGAGCAAAGAGTTGTGTTCTTTGTTGGTATCAAGGTCAACGATGTTCACTTCAATTGCTTCTGCTTCTCCGTGAACTGTTGGAATGCCAGTCTTGTATTCGACTGGCGAGATGATAAGAAGGTGGTTGGCAAGGTCTGCCACTTTCACCGTCTCTGATGCATTACTTGGTGCTGCGAAGGTCATTCCCCCACTGCCTTTCTGTTAGTTTGTTTGAGTGCTAACGCTATTTGCTTCATCCTCTGCATTGTTCTTCACAATGTCATTGATGGTTGGTTCTAATTCATCGTCATTATCAAACTGCAGATAAACGATTTTTGCTTCACCACGAATACCTATCATCCATCCGATGACTTTCAAGAGTAATTCTTGCCAAGCGCTCATTACTTGGATAACTAATTTAGGCTTGAGTGTCACCGTAGCATCCTTTCGATAGGTCGGTGCTAAAAGGTAGGAAGTACGGACACCAGTTACAGGTGCGCGATGGTGCCGCTGGTATGACTGTCAGCATCGCTGGATTGGCTTCTACATCTACTGTGGACAGTAGCGTGTATAGGTCATCAATGCGTGACAGTGCTTTGATTGCAACGGTTTCGTCATAATCAAAAAGTTCAATATGCATATCATCAAGCGAGCCTGATGTTGGCAGATATACAAGTCCAACCTTGTTGACGGTTGCGCCGCTCTGGGCTTTTCCGTATCCATAGAGTTGGATTTGTACCTGCTGCTGGATAGTAGCGCCATCGCTTCGGCGCTCCTTGAGTTGATTGAATCCGACAGTTTTCCAATCAAGGACAATGCCACGGATGCTGTCGAATAGGTCAATGGTGCCTGACAGGTTTGAACGAATCTGAACCTTCTGCTCAACTTCGTAGCCTTCAAGTTTGCCAAAGACTTCAGCCAGGTATGCGTGGATTGCAGTACCGACTTGCGCCGCCCAGGAACTGCTCCCACTTTCGTTGGGCTTCTCCCAGTCCAAGAGTTTGTACGCAAGTCGGCGGCTGCATTCGTGTCCGATTTCGGATGGACCAATAGCAATCTGCTTTCCGCGTGGCGTCCAGATTCCTGCTTGAGTAATCAGTTCGCGCAGTTGGTTAGCAAGTTGCTGACCTGGAGAAGATATTGATGCGAAGGTCATTCATCATCCTCATCTTCATAAATCTCTTCGTCAGGTATTGACGGAGTGATGGGGTCTATCCAAGGATTGATGATACTCATTGATTATCCACCAAAGAAAATCGGCGAGATTGCTGAACAACTTCCAGCATCTCTATCACTTGCGGTGGCAGGATTTCGCGAGCGCGTTTGGTATCGAATCTCTTTGATTCAATTTGTGTCCAGCGCACCACTGGTAATCCGTTGTGAACACCTTCTTCACAGTCACCCAGAGCATTCTCCAGGTGACTGCGAGCGATGTCTGCAACTTCTTGCCACTCTTTTATCTTGGCCAACGCTTCACGGTATTGCTTTAGCCATTGGGCAGTGTTGTCATCAAGGACAACAACACCTTTTTCTACTTGCATTGACATAGTTTCCCCCTAGTCATTTTTTAGTACCAACGATTGCGCTTGAAGAAGTCCCAGGCGGCACAGGGGCCACCAGAGCCATATTTTCTACCGATATACGCAAGTGTTGCTACGGTTTGAGCCACACCAGATTCAGAATGTTTCATTCCAAGATTCTGATATGTACCTTCAAGCAATTGCCCGATTCCTCGCGCACTGCTCGTTGGATTCTTGGCCTTGGGATTCCAAGCGGATTCCTTACCGACCAATTTGGTAAAGCAGGCGAACTGCTTCTTTGTCAGCAACTCCCGCGCTAACTGCTTCGGATTCACTTGCATGAGTGCAGGTGGCTCCTTGTAGATGACGGTGGCGGGAACTGCTTGTTGTGGTGCAAAGGCAGCATTGACAAACATTGATGTCATTGCTGAAACCCCGATGATGATGGCGATTCCTCGCCAAGTTTTTCGTCTGTTAGTTGTGATTGGATTTCTCCTTCCAATTTCACACCAGCACGCTTGAGAACCGTAGTTACATACGAATGCTCAAGATTGAGCGCTGCTGCGATTTCTTTCGGTGTGCATCCTGACCCAAACATCATTCGGACTCTTTCCGCATTATTGATGCGCGGAGCATTTGCTTTGCGTGCTTTGAGCATTCGCTTGCGTTGCTCCGTTGTGAAACCTGCCCATATTCCGTAGGGGATTTCTTGGTCAAGTGCGTATTCCAAGCACTCCTTTCGTTCGATACAGCCATCACACATCTTGCGGATGGCAGGGAGCGACTTTCGCTCTTCAGCACGCGATTCAGGAAAGAAGATGTTTGCATCTTCAATATTTCTGCATTTGGCTTCTGGCAGTTTTGGAATGAGAGGAAGGAATTCAAAGAAATTCACATCCTCTCCTTCAGCCAGGAGTCCAAGTCCTGAACCACGAAGGCCTTCTCGACAGAAGCATTGCGGCGTTTGATAACCACAAATGATGGTGGAACTTCTGCCAAGCCACGCGCTTTGGCGTAGTTCTTGGCTTCAGCCACTGCTTCTTCCCAGAAGGTCGGCAAACTAATGGATTTACGATTCTTGGCTTCAAGAATGTAAGTTTTGCCAGCAATGACGGCAACAATGTCGCCTTCATCTTTGGAACCCGAAAGTCGCAAACGCTCTGCAAAGACACCGTGACTCCGCAACCACTTGAGGATTCCGATTTCCCAGGCAGAGCCTTTGCGTCCATTCGGATTGGCCATTACTTCACCAATTCTAACTTTGCGGGCTTTTTGACCCGCGATTCTTTGACAATCATTATGAGTTGTTCCGCCAGTGTCAGCGCTTCCTGCTCTGTCAACTTGGCAATGCGAACGGCCAACTCTGGAAATCCAGAGCGCACTGCATCCAATCGGATGGCGCCATCTTCGTGCTTGAGAGCATCAATGCTTGCAAACTCTTTCAAGCCAGCAAGGTCAATGATGTTGACCTGTTCGACCACATCTTCTAGCAGGTCAAGGTTGGCATCCTGCTCTTCCAGGTAGATGGTGAATTCACCAGCCCCATTTGAGTGGACGCTGAACAGCGCTTCGCGGTAATTCATTTGCGCTCCAATGCCTGCGCTATGCGCTTCTGCTTAGAATCCCACTGCTGGGCTTCTCTGATGGCTTCATCCAGCGGGCTGGCGTCATACCGTAGAACGGCCACGATAACCCCTAGAATGCCCGCTAAAGCCCCAATAATCACTATCTGGTCCATATGGACCCCCTTTCCGTTGGCCTAAGTATGACCTAGGCGGCTGACAGCCTAGGGACGACACGCCGATGGGGTCAATCTGGGGTTGTATGGACAATCGTATGGACATCTGGTTGAATTCTCTTATTGGGGAAAGGCCCCAGGAAACGGAAGAAGAAAATGAAAAGCAACTATCCAAGAATCACAAGCAATGTAACAATCGCTGAATTCCCTGAAATGGCAGATGCTTTGCTTGATGCAATGAATAACAACAGCCCACGTCGTTGGGTAATCCTTGAGTTGATTGCTAAGCAAACAGAAGCAAAGCAAAACAAGTTCTGGAAGTTTTATGATGCGTTTGTAGCATCAAAGGTAGGTGCATAATCGTGGCTACAGCACTACTAGAGCAAGTAATCGGCAGCAGCAATGGTCGTTCAGGCAGTCTCAATTATGTTGATTCAGATGTCCAAGCAGTTCACGAACGCTTTGGAATTCCTTATCAAGTTGAAACACCTTATGAATTGGCTGTTCAACTTTCACACAGCAAATATGGAATCCAAGTAGTCGAATTTTCCAATGGCGCAATCTGCTATGGATACGTCAATTTTGCAGACGAGATTCCTGCACATCAAACATTGCGAGCAATCAAGCGTATGCGCGGTGTTAGAACAGCACACTACATTTCAAAGAACAATGGAGTCAGATAATGAAAATCAAATTCAAACGTTCAAAGGCTGGCCATTACTACTATGGCCAGTACCAAATCAATCGTTGGTACCCTGAGAGCAATTCGTATATTCTTTGGTGCGTAAGCATTGACAATGTTGGATTAGATGACTACCGCACTTTGAAACAAGCAAAAGCACACATCATTGCAGACATAATGAAAACTAAGGAGTTGGCATAATGCTTGACCTACTCTTTGGCACGCACATCGGCGGCTGGCAGGCGATGGTCCAGTTCTTCTTCTGGACCGGAATTTCATTGGTCTTGGTTCTTCGTTGGATGAAAAGGAATGCACGATGAGCGCAATGAGCAACTTGCACCTGCAACTGACAACAGCGATGAATCACACCGCTGACAAACTTCGCGATGCGACCGCCGATGGCTCTGGCGAAGTCCTAGAAGCCACCTGTATGACAGCAATTGAGATTCTGCAAATCTGCGCCAATGCACTGGCGGAAATACGCGAAGCCAGTGAAGGAGTCAGCAGTGGACATTAGAAAATGCCAGCGATGCGGTCAGATTGATTGGCAACAAGGTTTTCACATTCCGTGTAAATGTAATCGAAAGGAGAAGAAATGAAGAAGATTCGGTCCGTCCGTGTCAGCGATTCGCTGTGGTACAAGGTCAAACTCAAGGCCAAGGAAGAAGATAGAACTGTCAGCGAAGTCATCGTTGATTACTTGCGTGAATATGTAAAAGCCTAAAAAGCAAGAAGAACCCCCACACTGGAAAGGTGTCAGTGTGGGGGTTCTTCCTTATCGCTAGGGGATAAAAACTATTGTTTATCCTGGTTGCGTTTTATTTCAGCGAGTTCGGCAGCAATACTAAAGTATGCGGCACCATCAATGAAAGTGTCATCTTTGGAGTATTCAAAATTTTGTTGCAGTCTGGCAATCTTCACCAGCGCCATACAGATTGCAACCTGCATTGGCGATACTTCTGTCCCAAGGTAGGCAGACCACAAGACTGCAATTCTTCGATGATTCTCATATGGCGTTCCATAATCTTCTTGGCGGTCGCCATACATCAGCCTTTCGGCTTCTTTGAGAATTTCCCCCCGTTTCATCTGAACTACTCTCCTTCTTCCAAATCCTCAATGTCAGTGTAAAGAGCAACTTCTGTTTTTTGATTTTCTACGCGCTGTGCGTACTCACCAAGACCTAGAGCGGAAAGCACGAACGCAACTGCTGCTTCGGTTGGCATCTCTGGTGAGAGCGCGGAAACTATCAGAGCAACTGCTGATGAAACAAACGCTGCTACGCGAGCAGGATTCTTGTGAACAAATGACTTCAACTTTTCCATTCTTACTCCTTGAACTTAGGCTTACCGAATCCCACGATTGAGACTGGTTCTTGGCGCTTCAACTTCAAACGCTTGGTCTTTTTGTAGGTTCTGGTCTTGAAGGCAACCATACCGCCATTGCGTTGGTCTCCTTTTGAATCGCCAGAAGTATTTCCTTCAATTGTATGGACGATGCCTTTGCGAGCCTGCACGCCGATGACAATGCCGATATGACTAATCCGCTCGACTCCGTCACCTGGGAAGTCAAAGAAGGCTAGGTCGCCTGGCTCTGGCCTTGCGGTGGCGGCATCCTGCCACTGACCACGGGATTGAAAGGCTGTGGCTCCAGCCAGCGTTGAGATGCAATTAGGGATGCGCAGACCAACCTTCTTGGCGCACCACATTACGAATGACCCGCACCAAGGCAGGTAGTTCGCTCCCATCTCCTTGCCAAACTTTGTCTCATTCTCTTTCGGGCCTTCGGTGTATCCAACTTCAGCCCAAGCGACCTGAATGAATCTGTCGCGCTGTGTCATTTGCGGGTTCTCTTTTGCTTGGTCAGCAGAAGGCTGTAAATCTCATCTACCCGCTCTTCCAAACGATTGACTTGGTCTTTCAAACTTGAGCCAGAGTTGGGCTTGAGTTCTGCCAAGTAGTGCTGCACTAGCCATTTGACTCCGTAGGCAAATGAGCCAACAAGTGTGCTGACAGCAACTGCCAGGGTTGCGATGTCGGTTGGTGACATTATTTCTCCTTCAGCAAGACCTGAATATCATCAAACAGGTCTATATGGTCATCAATCGTTCTTTGTATCGGAACAATTTCTGCAACTAGGTCCATTTTCTAACTTCTTGATTGTGGCTTTGAGAATCGCATTCTCTTGAGCCATTGCGCCAATTTGATTGCGCATTGCTGCCAATATCTCATTGACATCAAGTTCTTCATTCATTTATTCCCCCTGCTCTAGTGCTTCCAATCTGATAATTACATCTTTCAATGCGCCAGTCAAATATGGAATTAGATTTGTTGCAGTTATTGATTGATAGGCTGGATTGCCTTCTTCATCAATCGCATCTTTTTCCCCAAGAACTAATTCTGGCAGAACTTCTTGCATTTCGTGTGCAATAAAACCAACTGCTGTTTTATTTGGTTCTATATTATATGCAAATGAACGAAGTTTTAGAGCCTTGATAATATCTGTTGCACCAATAAAATCTTGGATATTACTTTTTAGGCGATAATCAGAAGCATTTCTAAAGGCTGGAACTCCGCCTGATGTGGTTGTAATACCGCCAGCATCTGCTCCGTTATAGACCAAACGAATCATTTCTGATGTTCCGCTAGTATCAAAACGATGCGAAAACAAAGGAATTTGATTTGAGCGTCTGCCAATAATGGCACCGCTATCAGAAATATATGCTCCTATTGATTGTGTGGTACTGCTCGCTGAGAAATTACCAGCAGAAAGTGTATAAATAGTATTCAAATGGCCTTCAACTGAAAGATTGTATGTTGTTGAGCCAAGTCCTGCGCCTGGTTGAATTCTAATAGTATTTGTTGCTCCGCTTTGAATAAGCGCATTGCCGCTTCCGTCATTAGAAAATGCAACAGTGCTGCCTAATGTAATTACGCGAGCGCCATAAGTTCCTGAAACTCCACTTGATGTAACAATTACACCACCGCCAGAGAGTAGTCCAGTGCTTGTATCAGTTACAGTCAAAATGCCAGAAGAAGAATCAAGGGTTACTGTTTTTGTTCCAGATGTAGCAGTTACTGTACGGCCAGTTATTGTTCCAGCAGTAATTTGAGAACCATTGATTGTATTTGCATACACATATGACGAATTTATTTCTGTTGCAGTTATAGTGCCTGCAGCAATCTGTGTTGCTGTAATTGTATTGGTTGCAATATTGCTGGCAGTAATTGTGCCTGCAGCAATCTTAGTTCCAGTGATAGATGCTGATGCAATACGGTCTGCATTCAGCGTTCCTGTAGAAATATTGCCAGCATTGAGATTGGAAACTGTAATAACAGATGCATCAATACTGCCTGATGTAATCTTGTTGGCAGATAAGTTGCCAAGCGCATTATTTCCAAGCGCAACTGCAGTACCCCAAGAGCCTGTTGTATAACGATAGATTTTATTGTCATCATCAGTATCAAACCAAAGGTCACCTTCAGCAAAAGGCCCTGTTGTTGGTTGCGTGGTCTGACGATAAACGCGGTTCTTGCCATCGGCAGTGGTCTGTGCCGCTGTCGCGGCTGACTGTGCCGCGGCGATAGCAGTATCTTGGACAGATACCCAGGCAGTTCCAGTGTAGTAATACTGTTTGTTGCCATCATTGGTATCAAACCAAATGTCACCTTCTTTGAGGTCATTTGGTGGGTCTGTTGGTGGATTGTCTTGGTAATAAACAACAGCACCAGAGTTGAGAACAATTTGGTCAATTGTGTTGGCAAGACCATCAGCAGTATCTGGTACAGCAGGCACCACAGATGAAACAGTAAAGTCAGCAGTCTGTGTGACCGTGATTGGCGTATTAGTAATCTGTGGACATAATGGCATCGCTTACCCCTAGATTGTTATTGAATATGGATTGATGGGCGATGTGTGGAATGTAACCTGCCAATCATCATTGGTGATTTTGTGGTTCATTCCTTCAATGACAAGGTTGTATTGCAAATTTCGATTATCTACAGTCAAGCGCTTGACACTTACCTGGTCACCAATTTCGCAGGCTAAGAAATCAGGATAAAGAACTCCAAGATTCAAAGCGCTGAAATCAATTTGCTTGGCATAAGTTTCTGGAGTCGCCTGCTGGCGTGACTGATATAAAGCAAGATTGGTTCCACTGGTTTCGCTCAAGATTGGTGCATCAAAGCGTTTGGAAACCAAGCCATAAGAATTCTTGCTTGGATTGTAAGTTGATGTCACTGTTGCTGAAGCGCCACGGTCAATGATGGCTTGATTGACCACATAGTAGGTTCCTGGGTCAACAACCAATCCTTGATACACAGCAGAAAATGCATCGCCTTGGTCTGAGAATAGTAATTGAGTTGGGCGTGAGAATTTGTCTGATAACGGAACGAGCGTGGCAACGCCACTGCGAGAGATATAAAAACGACCCGCAATGGCATTCACAGCCTGGTTAATCATTACCAGACAGGATTTGCCTTGGACCGTTGATTGCAGCGTTGTGGTACCAGTCAATGACCGAGCAGTGGCTGACCATCCTGCGTAATCCAACATTCGCCCAACGCGAGTTGCCGCTGTCTCTGAGAATTGCAATGAAGCAAGGACAGGGGCCTGCGCATCGGCGATGTATCCAAGACCATCAACAAATGTCATTGTGACGGTCGGATAGTGGCCTTGATTGACGATGCTTGATTCCAAATAACCTTGATAAATCGTATATGGAGTTGATGACCAGGTAGCCTGAATGCGCATCAACAAACCAGCCTTCAGGTTTGGATACCAGGTACTTGATGCATTGTCTGGGTCATAGTTGCCTGAATAATTATTGAACACGATGCTGGCAACACCAGCCTGATTCAAGATGTCATATTGCTTCAAGCCACGGCGGATATTTGTTTCAAGAACATCTGTCGCTGTAGTTGATGTCCAAGTTGACCCAATGTAAAACTGCACTGCGATTGACGGCGCAATGACCCCATTATAGTTTGCCATTATTCCATTGCTCTTGTTCTAAAGAATCCGCCACCAGCGCCTGCGCCGCGCCTTCTTTGTAATGTATTCAATCCTGTTTCAATCTCAACAATGTAATCATCCTTGGTTCCGTGTGGAGTATTGATTGTTACATTTACATTTGGATTTCCTGAATTTATGATTGAACCATTTCCAGTAGCAGAACCATCGCCTTGAGCGGCAAGTGAAACTGTTGGTGCGTTAGCAATCGCCTTTTGACGCTTTAGATTAGCGTTAATAGCAGCAGCAGTTGCTTTTGCTTCAATTTCTCCAGTCATTAAAGTTAAACCATACTTCTTAAGCATTGCATTGACAATCTTTTGCTCAATTGTAAGTTCTTTTTTCTTTGCATTATTGAGTTGATTCTGCGCATTGAGTAATGAGTTAGTGATGAGATTGCCACCACCTGTAGTTCCACGTGTGCGCATACCGCGAACTGCTGTTCGACCACGTTCAGAAACTGAAGAACTACTACCTGCTAAGGCTTGAGCATTTTTTGCTCTGACTTCATTGCCTGCATTTTTAAGAGCAATATAACCACCAGTAAGAGCAGCAGCACCACCAATAAGGGCAAGTGCGGCAGTTGCCGAGGCAACAGAAGCGCCACCTGTGGCGTATGCTGTTGCAACAGCAGCAAGACCTGCTGATGTTCGCAAGGCTGTGAAGGCTGCAGTCAATTT